AGTATCACTCCTGAGACACCTAAGATTCCTGATTTTAAGGTGTCAACCGTGTACTATCAGGTGGAGAATGGTCATGATCGTGATGGATTAGGTTCAGAAGAGAATTATTTTTGGAAAACAGCAAAAGAGAGGTCAGTTGACACCAATATTGGAGCAGGAAATACCGCAAATTCGACAGTAGAAGATATAAATATCGATATTGATCACTTATTAGGATAATTTTTGTTAAAAAAAGGGTATAAATAAATATAAAACTTGGTTCATGGCAATTAAACGGGTTTCCAAAGCGTTTAAAGACATAAGTTTATCGTTTAAACCTCATCCAGTCACAAAAGATCTACCTATTTTAACGAACGAAAGAGCAATTTCTCGTTCTGTACGTAATATTGTGGAGACAATACCGACTGAAAAATTTTTTAACCCTGATTTTGGGTCAGATGTATATAAAAGTCTCTTTGACTTTGTTGATTTTGGTACTGCCAACATAATTCAAGAACAAATTAAGACTTCGATTAAAAATTTCGAACCAAGAGTTGATAATGTAAGGGTTGAAGTTGACCCAAGACCTGATGAAAATGAGTTTGAGGTCACTATCATATATGATATTGTCGGTCAAGAGTTCCCAACTCAAGAATATTCATTCATATTAGAGGCAACAAGGTAATATGCCTTTTTCAAATTTTACAAATCTTGATTTCGATCAAATAAAAACGTCAATTAAGGACTATCTTCGTGCAAATTCCAATTTTACGGACTTTGACTTTGATGGTTCAAACTTTTCTGTCTTAATTGACACTCTTGCATACAATACTTATATCACAGCATTCAACTCAAACATGGTTGTGAATGAATCTTTTCTAGATTCTGCTACTTTGAGGCAAAATGTTGTATCGTTAGCAAATAATATTGGATATACACCACGTTCAAAAACAGCAGCAAACGCACAAATATCCTTTGATGTAGAAGTTGAAGGCACTGACGGTGTAGTGACTTTAGAACCAGGTGTAGTATGTACTGGGGACGTTGAAAATGAGACTTATACCTTTGCAATAACAGAACCAATAAGTGCAAATGTCATAAACAACGTAGCAAAATTTGAAAATATTAATGTTTTTCAAGGATCTTACTTAGAAAAAATCTTTACTTATGATGGATCTCTCGATCAAAGGTTTATTTTAGATAATGATTCTATCGATACATCTAAAATTATAGTTTATGTAAGACCTTCTGGTGAAGAAATTAAAGGAGTTGAATATAGTTTAGTAAATGATATTGTATCTGTTGATTCTGAGTCAAAAATATATCTAATTAATGAGATTCAAGATGAAAGATATGAATTAAAGTTTGGAGATGGGTATTTTGGAAAAAAATTAGGTAGCGGTGTTGGAGAAGATGGTGATGAAATCGTAGTTAGGTACATTACTACTGATGGTGCAGAGGGTAATGGTGCACAAAACTTCACTTTTTCGGGAAAAATAAAAAAACAAGATGGAAATCCAGTAAAATTAGTAGAGATTCCTAAAATCAAGACCATTGTAAAAGCTCAAAATGGTGGAGATATCGAATCAATTGATTCAATTAAGTATTTTTCACCTATAACATACGCATCTCAGAATAGAGCAGTAACAGCTAGAGATTATGAGGCTATAATTAAGAAAATTTATCCAAATACGGAGTCAGTTTCAGTAATTGGTGGTGAAGAACTAGATCCTCCAGAGTTTGGAACTGTTGCAATCAGTATAAAACCAAAAAATGGTAATTTAGTATCTGATTTTTCAAAAAATCAAATTTTATCAGGACTAAAACAGTATACAATATCAGGAATCAACCAAAAAATAATAGATTTGAAATTATTATTCATTGAAATTAACTCAAACGTCTATTATAACAATTCTTTAGTGTCAAATCCAGACGGATTAAAAACAAGTATCTTAAATTCTTTAAATCAGTATTCAAATTCAATTAATTTGAACAAATTTGGAGGTAGATTAAAATACAGTAAATTACTTAAGGTTATTGATGACACAGATCAGGCAATAACATCAAATATCACTCAAATTATAATGAGAAGAGATTTGCAACTATCAATAAATCAATTTGCACAGTATGAATTGTGTTTTGGAAATAAATTTTATGTTGATCCGAATGGTTTTAACATAAAATCAACAGGATTCACTATTTTTGGACAATCTGAAACATTGTATTTTTCAGATATTCCTAATTCTGATCTTAAAACTGGCATTTTAAGAATTATTAAAATATTAGATGATGGAACTATTGAAAATGTTGTATCTTCTGCTGGATCTGTGGATTACGAAAAAGGAGAAGTTAATATATCCACAGTTAATTTTTTATCATCAACTAAACCAAACAATATAGTGGAAATACAAGCATTTCCAAGATCTAATGATGTTGTAGGATTAAAAGACTTGTATGTAAGTTTAGACATCTCAAATAGTTCAATAAATATGATTAGAGACGTAATTTCATCTGGTGATGAAGTTTCAGGAGTACAATTTATTAGAGATTTTTATTCATCAAGTTATCCAAATGGAGAAATAATTAGAAAATGATAGAAACAGGTTTTGTAAGTAAAGTCAAAATACAAGATGTTATATCAAATCAACTTCCGAATTTTATTCGGGATGAGAGTGATGAAACTGTAGATTTTCTAAAACAATATTATATTTCTCAAGAATATCAAGGTGGTTCTGTTGATATTGTTGATAACTTAGAAAAATATTTAAATGTCAATAATCTAGTTCCAGAAGTCATAGTTGACAATTCAACTACAGTTGGTCTTACCACCGTTGGTGCTGGAATTGTAACGGTCACCAGTACAAAAGGATTTCCAAATCAATATGGTTTATTAAAGATTGATGATGAGATAATTACTTACACTGGAATTACAACTAATAGTTTTATAGGGTGTCAACGTGGTTTTAGTGGAATTACCAGTTATCATTCAGATACAAATAAAGAAGACTTAGTATTCAGTTCCTCATCTGCATCGGAGCATGAAGATTCGTCCATAGTTGAAAACTTAAGTTCTTTATTTTTAAAAGAATTTTATAAAAAATTCAAAAAAACATTTTTACCAGGATTAGAAGAAACAGATTTTCAATCAAATTTAGATGTAGGAACATTTATTAGTGAAGCAAAATCTTTATATCAAACAAAAGGAAGTGAAGAGTCGTTTAGGATTCTTTTTAATATTTTATATGGTGTAACACCAAGAGTATTGAATTTAGAAGACAGATTAATAAAACCGTCATTTGCAAAATATCTCAGAAGAAGGGTTTGTGTAGCAGAGTTACTATCAGGAAATCCAATTCAATTAAAGGGACAAAGTTTATTAAAAGGATTAACAGGACAAACACTTTTTAGAAGTGATCTTGATGTTAATATAAATGCATCTATATCAGAAATAGAACCATTTGAAAGAGTGAACTCTGGACTAACTGGTATAACAACTTATTATAGAATTGGTTTATTTGTTGGATATGATGAAACATCAGATGTTGAAAATGATTTCATAGTAGTTCCAAATACTAAATGTTTGGAAAAAGTAGAACCAGGTTCAAACATTATTAGTGTGGATTCTACTGTAGGATTTGGAACAACTGGAACTATCATATCAGGATTGAACACGATTACATATACTGATAAAACAGTAAACCAATTTTTAAATTGTACAGGTATAGGTGAGACTATTAATCCAATAGAAAATATTAGATCTAATATTACATATTTTGGATTTGAGAATGGAGATTTAGATAAAAAAGTATCATTAAGATTAACTGGTGTAATGTCAGATTTTGAGCAAGATGATAAAGTTGATGTTGAAGAAGGTGATGTAATTTCTGTACTAGGATTAGGTGACAAAGTTGAGGACAATAACTCGTCTTTCAAAGAGGTATTTTGTAATTCATGGATCTATAATACTAGTTCTTCATATTTTATTGGAAGTATTAATGGATCAACTTACACTCTTTTAAGTAAAATTAATGATTCAAGTTTAAAAAAAGGTGATTATGTCGAATTGGTAGATATAAGAGATAATACTATTGCAATTCCAAATTCCAATTTACCTGGTGCACCTTATGTTGAAAGTGTGAGTAATGCAACAAATACGGTCACTCTCGGTGGTAATACTGGTATTGGAGCAGTAAAGTTGCTTGAAAATGGAATTATTAATAATCTTTCTGATATTGTAAACTTTAAACTTAGAAAAAAACTTAATAAAGCCTCTAGTAGTGGAGTGCCTATAAAGTATGGAAATGATAATGTTATATCAGACGTTCAAAATGTATATGTTGAAAAAGGATCAGAAAATGCATATGTAACATCTAATTCATTACCTTCATATATTAATAATATTTTTACAGAACGTTCAAAAGAAATTGACATAAATGTCAGTGCCTCGATAGCTGATTTATCCTTAGATTCAACTCTCACTGGAAGTGCAGATGATCAGACAGATTTTTCAATCATAAATTTTGCAGAACCAGTTGGATTTTCAACTGGAGATAAGGTATTTTATAGTTATTCGAACGGTGATGGTCTTATTGGTATAGAGACAGGATCTTATTTTGTTGACGTAAAAGGACCAGAACAAAAACAAATTCAATTATATACGGCACCTACAAATATCGATGGTGGTAAGAACTTAACTTTTAGTAAAAGTACATCTAATGGAATAATTAAGTTTGTTTTATTTTCTCAAAGATCTTCGATATTAAGTCCTCAAAAATTAATCAAAAAATTTCCATTGAGTCAGAATACATCTAATGGTAGCAATGAACTGACACCAACTGGACAAATTGGAATGTTAATCAATGGTGTTGAGATAACTGGTTATAAATCACCAGATAAAGTTTTCTTTGGACCATTAACTGATATCGAAGTCTTGAATAGTGGTGATAATTATGATGTTATAAATTTACCTGATATATCAGTATCAGCAGGAATTGGAACCACTGCTTTGGTACAACCTGTTGTTAAAGGAAAAGTTAAAGAAGTATTTGTAGATCCTCAAGATTTTGATATTAGTGAGGTAATTTCAGTAGAAGTTGTGGGTGGAAATGGTAGTGGATGTGTATTAGAACCAGTTATAGAACAAAGGTTTAGATCTGTATTTTTTAATACTCGATATACTAGTCCTGGTGGTGGAATAAGCACATCTCTCAATCGAATAACATTTAATAATGATCATGAATTTGATACTGGTGAACCAATAATATATGATTCTAATGGTAACAAAGGAATTGGAATCGGTGTTACCACAGCTTCGTTGGTAAATAATTCAATATATTATCCTAAAAGAATTAGTAGCAATACTATAGAATTATATGATACACCAGAATTAACAAATATTATTTCTTTTAATGGAAGATATGTATCAGGAGATCATTTTTTTAAAGTTGGTCTTCGAAATTCAATAGTAGATATTAAGGTAATTGAAGAGGGAGATGGATATACTAATAGAAAACTTAGAGTAAATTCAAATATTGGGATAAACACATTTTCAAATTTAATTACATTCAAAGATCATGGATTTAGTGATGGTGATGTAATCGAATATTCTAGTAGTAATACGAAAATTTCTGGATTAACAACATCAACAGGGATAACAACTACAACTGTTCAATATAAAATTTTAAAAGTTGATGATGATTCTTTTAGAGTTGCAGACGCTGGTATTGCAGGAACAATCACTGAAAATTATGAAAGAAGAAAATTTGTTGACTTTTCTACAACGGGGACTGGACAACAGATTTTTTCATACCCAGATATTAGAGCAAATATTGAATTTAGTGTAAGTATTGGTAGTACAACACAGTTTATACCAAAACAAATTAATGTTACACCTAAAGTGAGAGGAAGTATAGAACAAATATATCTTTATGAACCTGGAACTGGTTATGGATCTTTAATAATCAATAATCATAAAAAACCAATCGTAACTTTAAAAAATGGAAAAAATGCTTCTTTAAGACCAATTATAGTGAATGGTAAAATTGATTCCGTCAGTATCGAATCTAAAGGTTCAGAATATTTTTCACCACCAGATCTTGAAGTCATAGATTCAACAGGTGTTGGTCTTGGTGCTAAGATAAGACCAGTTATGGGCACTGATAATAAAATTTCAGATGTAATTATTGTAAATGCTGGTATTGGTTACTCTACTGATAGTACAATTAAAGTAAAATCTGCAGGAGAAGATGCATTTTTTGAAGCCAATGTAAGATCATTAACAGTCAATAAACATAGTAATGATAATGAATATCAAGTAATAGAAGAATATCAGAATGATTTAAAATATTCAGTTACTGGTTACTCAACATCATTATTTGGAACTTCTGGTTTAATTGGTTGGGCATACGATGGTAATCCAATATATGGACCATTTGGTAGTAATGATCCTGAAACAATTACTAATTTTAATACAAAATTAATATCTGGATATACGGAGAATATTGCAAATATCGAAGACAGACCTAGTGAAACTATATTTCCTAGTGGATTTTTTATTGAAGACTATAAGTTTGATGACTCAGGAGATTTAGATGAGCATAATGGTAGATTTGAAAATACACCAGAATTTCCTAATGGTGTATATGCTTACCATGCAACAATTGGTAATAATAATATACCAACTTTTCCATATTTTATTGGAAATTCTTTCAGATCTAAAAAAATAGATGATAATTTTTCTTTGACCAATCAAGATAACTTTAATTTTAATTCAGATGACATATTAAGAAATACTTTTCCTTATAAGGTATCTGATATATTTGCAAGTAATGACTTTATTGTAGAAACTAGTGATATTAGAGATCAAAAAATAGAAATTGAAGCAGTTACATCTGGATCTGTTACAGGATTTGATATTATAGAGGGTGGATCAAATTATAAAGTCAATGAATTTCTAAATTTTGATGAGACAAACACATCAGGAAGTGGTTTGATATCAGTAGTTTCTAAACTAGATGGAAAACGTATTGAAAAAGTGGAGACTGCAGTCAGTAAAAATGAATCCACGGTTATCACATGGGCAGAGGGTCAATTAAGTTTCTTTACACCAATTAACCATGGATTAAAAAATGATGATGTAGTTTCAATATCAGGGATATCCACAGATTTATCATCTTTAAATGATTCATTTAAAATTAAGGCAGTTGATTTTGATACCACAATTATTTCAAGTATCACATCATCTACAGGAATTACGACTGAAATATTTGTTGCTGATATACCAGAATCAATTTCAATTGGTAGTAGTATCACAATTGGATCCGAAACTTTAAAAATATTAAAAATTTATAGAGATTTAAATGTTCTAAAAGTAAATAGACTTTCAAATTTATCAACACATAATAGAGGATCACTCGTTAATTATCTTACAAATAAATTTACAATTGATAAGTCTATATCTAAATTTGAATCTACTTTAAATGAAAAGGTATTTTTCAATGCAAATGAATCTGTTGGATTAGGAACTACAACTGGAACTGAATTGACTAGGACATTTTTATTTGCTGGAAAGAATATTACGAGAAACATTCCAGTAAAACAAATTTATATTGAAAATCATCCTTTTAAACTAAATCAAAGAATTAAGTTTACAAAACCAGCTGGTACAAACATTGTAATATCAGATGATAATGGTGCAACTCCATTTGATATTCCAGAAACATTATTTGTAGTTCCCAAATCTGTTAATACAATTGGTATTAAAACTCAACTTTCAAAAGTTAATGAAACTCCTGAAGATGAAATTACTTTTTTAAGTCTTACAAATGGGGATAATGATAATTTCTTATTTGAATCTCAATTTAATGAAGTTACTTGTGATGTAGAAAAAATAGAAACAGAAGTAGTAACATTTAATGAACATCAATTAGAAACTGGAGATAAAATCTCATTAGTAGTTGAACCAGGTTTATCTGTAGGAATTGGAACATCATCTAGTATTAGAATCTCTAGAGATAGTTTAACTGGATCTATTTTAGTAAATCCAATAGTTTTTACTTCGGCAGGAGTTAGTACATCTACAAATTCGATTAATATAGAAAATCATAATCTTCAAACAGGAGACAAAATTAAATATGAATCTAATTTGTTACCAGAGGGATTGGAAAATAAAAATTATTTTGTATATAAAGTTGATGATGATAATTTAAAACTATGTGAAACATTAATTGATAGTCAAAAAGATATACCAAATATTACAGGTATAGGATCAACTGGTGGTAGTTCACAATCAATATCCCTAATAAATTCAAAAATAAAAGCAATTAAAAATAATGATTTAGTATTTGACCTTTCAAATTCTTCATTACAAGGATATGAATTTAAATTGTATCATGATAATAGTTTTTTAAATGAATTTACATCTGTAAGTGATGTATCAAATACTTTTAATGTATCAGTTTCTGGACCACTTGGGTTTGCTGGAACATCATTAACCATAGGATATACAACAAGTTTACCAAATATTTTATATTACAATTTAGAAAAATCTGGAGTCATTGGCACTGTTGATACTGACGTTAAAAATTATTCACAAATATTATTTGAAGAAAGTGGATATAATAATGATTATTCAATTACAAAAGTTGGAATTAATACGTTTAAAGTATTCTTAGATAATATTCCAGAAAAATTATCATACACTTCAATTGAATGTGATTCTTTAAAGTATAGTACAGATTCTAAAACAGCCACAGGTGCTATAAATTCAATAAAAATTATATCTGGTGGATCAAATTATAAAAAAATTCCACAATTTATAGGTGTTGGTGGAACTTCAATTGGAGTTGGTGCAGTATTACAACCAACATCTCAATCTGTTGGAAAGGTTGAAAAAATTAGAGTTATAAATGAGGGATTTGAATATTCATCAGATAAAACTTTACAACCTGAAAGTTTGATAGCAAAATCTGTTGACATTACAAATACAGATAGTTTAGGTATTGTTAGTGTAACGAGTGGTGGATCAAACTATATAACTCCACCTAATATTGAAATTATTAATAGTTCCACTGGGAAAAAAATAAACAGTGGGTTTTTAGAACCAGTAATGTTAGAAAACAGTATTTTAGCAGTTAATATTGTTGAAACTCCTGTGGGTTTACCAGCACAACCAGTTACATTAAGAGCAACTAATAATACAAATGGTATTGTGATAACTGATGTTATATCTAATAATACAGGTATTTTCACATGTAAAATATCAACACCTCCTGGAGGATTTGATGCTAATAACCTACCATTTGCAAGTAATGATAGAGTTTTTATTGAAGGTATACAAAAGGTAGGAACTGCTGGATCTGGATTCAATTCGTCTGATTATGGATTCAATTTATTAAAAGTAAGCAAATATGAAAATTTACAACCACAAGCAAAAGTAACAATTGATGTTTCAGAATTTGGAACTTCTGCAACAGGAACTGCCGTAGGAGTGCTTACTAATTTTGCAACAGTAATAAATCAATCTGATTATCCTGAATTTTTTGTAATTCAAAATCAATCTAATTTTGAATTGGGTGAGACTATAATTGTCAATGGTGTTAAAACTAATTTAGAAATTACTAGTTCTGAAGCCGCAAAGTTAAAAATTTTTGGTGACGGTGAATTAAATGTGGGTGATAAAATTAAAGGATTTATCACTGGAAGTGAATGTGAAATACAAAAAGTGAATAAAAATACTGCTAGATTAAAAACTAATTTTTCCGTATTAAAAGATCTAGGTTGGGAAGATGATATTGGAAAGTTAAATAATGATTTCCAATCATTACCTGATAATGATTATTATCAAAATATGTCATATTCTATTCAAAGTCCGATTGAATGGGATAATCTAAAAACATCAGTTAATAATTTAGTTCATACCAGTGGCATGAAAAATTTTGCAGATGTTGGTGTAAGTTCTTCCACAAATTCTGGATTAAGCACAGATAGTGATAATGAGATTACTATTATAAGAGATTTATTCAGCAATAAAAGAGTTGATGAAATAAAAAATATTGATACTGTAAGAGATATTAATATAACTGGAAATACTAGTAGATTTATAAAATTTGATAATTTAAATTTATCTGATTTTATAAGATGTAAAACAAATGATGTTCTTGTCATAGATGACATATCTTCGGAATTTAGTAATTTGCAGGGAAATCCTAATCAATTCATAGATTTATTCCGATTTCCTGATTCAGTTAATACTGAGTTATATAATAATTTAACAATAGTTGTACGTAATGATCAAGAAGAGAAATTAGAAATAAAGGATTTGATAATATTGTCTAATGGAACAGAAAATATATTAGTTGAAAAGTCTAATTTAATTAATTCAGGACAACTTTTAAACAATATTGATGAGGATAATATTGTTAACATCGATCTTCACAGAGATTCATTAACAAACATTGATACTCTAAGATTTTCACCAAAAGTTATTCCCGATGCAGGTAATGATGTTGACTATGATCTTAAAATTTTCAAAACAGAATTTAATTCCAGTTCTATTGGAGTTGGATCTACTTCAATAGGACCCATAAAACTAACTTCAAAAATTCAAAATTGTGCTGTAGGAGTAACAACTAATATTATCAGTGTTCCTGTTGATAATTTTGATTCGTTGTATGCAACAGTATTTGTATTAGATACAGTCACCAAAGAAATGAATTTAATAGAAAGTTTTGTATCACACAAAGACTCAGACACTTTCCTTACAGAATCATACTTCAATGGAGAACGTAATGACTTATCTTTGAATAAATTGGGAATTATTACTTCTAGTATATCATCTGGTAACTTGATTTTAAGTTTTGAAAATACTCAAATCACTAATTTGAAGTTAAAGTCAAAAGTCATAGGAATAGGAACAGTTGGTGTTGCGAATGGAATATTCAGATTTAAATCTACAGGACAGGAAGATGGTAGTGAAAGATTTTCACTATATGCTGGAGTATCAACAAGTAATGTTGGAATATCTACTATAGAATCTTTAAATTCAAATTTATTTGATGCTGTAAAATCAGTTGTAGAGGTTAGTATTGGATCATCCAAATCTATTCATGAAGTGTTATTCCTTCATGATGGAACTGATGCTTATTCACAACAATCAGGATCTTTATCACTTACGAAAGATTTTAATACAGAATATGATCCTTCTTCTGGATTAGGAACATTTAGTGCTAATCTTTCTGGATCTAATTTTATTCTCCAATTCCATCCTGATAATATAGTTGGTGTATCAACTGTAGTTTCACTTAACCATTGTTTTTACAAAGAAGTTGATTTAGAAAATACAGCAGAAGATTTAGATTATGGTGTGACAAAAGAAAGTCATTCATTTAAATTATATAATTCTATAACTGGAAGTAGAATTAAGAGAACTAAGTTCACACCAAGAGTAAATAATGTACCAATTTTTGGAAAAACTTTTAATCCTAGTAATACAACACAATTAGATGCATCTACTGGTTTATTCACCATAGAAAATCACTTCTTTAGAAATAATGAAGAATTAATTTACAAACCAAATACAACTTTTGTAGGAGTTGGATCGACACCTATGCAATATAAAGGAGTTTCTGGTGGTATTGGATCTTTAACATCTCCAGTTTATGCTGTGTTTAATGATAGTAATTCTTTCTTTATATCAACTACAAAGTCAGGAACAGCAGTTACATTTACAAGTTTAGGTGAAGGAAACTCTCATGAGTTTAACATGGCAAAATCAAATGAGAAATCTCTATTCATTATAGATGATGTGGCACAGTATCCACTTATAAGAACTGATGTGACTCATACTTTAGACAGTAATTTAAGTTCAGAAGTTGGTGTTACAACTAATATAATTCATTTGAGTGGAATATCAACATTATCATCATCCGATATTCTAAAAATAGATGATGAATTTGTAGAGATTGTAAATGTTGGATTTGCAACAACTGGTGGTGGTGCTGTTGGTGCCTCTGGAACATTTAACACTGTTCAGGTTAATCGATCTTTTGTTGGATCTTCTGCCACCACTCACTCAGATGGAACAACGGTAACTAGATTTAAAGGATCATATCATATTTCTGGTAGAGACTTAATTTTCACAAAACCACCAAGAGGTGATTTGAGTAGATCAAAAGATGTAAATGATTTACCTATCCCAACTTCAAAATTCTCAGGAAGAGTCTACTTAAGAAATAACTATGATGCAAACGTGATATTTGATGATGTATCTGATCAATTTACAGGAATTAAATCTGATTTTATTTTAAAAGTAGGTGGAGCAAATACTGTTGGATTAGGAACTACTGGCGGAAGTGGAATTTTATTTATAAATGGAGTATTTCAATCACCATCAACAGAATTTAATCCAGGCAAAAACTTTAAAATTTTAGAAAGTGGCAGTGGTGCCACAGGATTAAGCACTGTATTATTTACAGGTATTACTTCTGCAAATGGTCAATCAATTATATCTAATAATATTAATTTAAATGAACTACCTAGAGGTGGTGTTCCAATATCAATTGGAAATACCACAAATGGTTTAGGATATGCTCCTCTAGTGGGTGCAAATGTTAAAGCACTTTTCAACAGTAGTGGAGAAATTACGAGTGTTGTGGGGACTGCATACAGTGCCTCTGACTTAACTGTTATTGATGCAGAGTATAGTGAAGTAACTGGAATTATGACAGTCACAACATTAAGAGAGCATCCATTTAACAATAGAAACGATTTTGTTCTACTTAGTGGCATCGGATTCAATCCAGCTCTCTCTATAAGAGATAATAGTATTGAAGTAATATCAATAGCATCTACAAATGTCTTCCGTGTATCAATTGGAAAGAGCACAACCTCACACACTTATACTTCAGGTGGAAGTGCATACCCATCATATCCTAGTTTAACTTTTGGATCAGGTTATAATAGTCAAGTTTCTATCGGGGTTACTGTTGTAGATCCTGGATATGAGCATCGATTTATATCTGCAGATCCAAACTCAATTTCTGGAAGTTTAACTCCAACAGACGCAACTTATAATCCTGTTACAGGAATATTAAAATTAACAGTTCCTAGTCATGGATTAAACAATTCTAGCACCATAACAATCGCAACTGGTGGTATATCTTTCTCATGCTCTAAAGATAATTTTAAAACTGTTCATGCATATCCAAGATCAACAGACTATGCAGCAGGTCAAAATTTAAATGTGACAAAAATTACTGATGATATATTCAGTGTTTATGTAGAACCAAACGTTGGCAGTGGTGCACAAATAACTGCTACGGCAGGTGTAGGAGGAACGACAATATTTTCAATAGTATCTGCGGGTACAAGTTATAAAGATCCACAGATATTTGTATCAGAACCATCTTATTCTAATTTGTCAGTTAGAGGTATTTCTAGACTTGGAGTCGGTGAAACTACCGATACTGGAAATGATTTAAAAGTGAATGCAATTGTAACTCCCAATGGATCTGCTACTGGAATTGGATCTACCTTATTTGAAGTTTCTGAATATGAAATAGTTAATTTTGGATTTGGATATAAGAAAGGTGATGTTGTAGAAGCTGTTGGATTGGTAACTACAAAAGAATTAAATCAATTAGAGAGTACTTCTAGATTAACAATTGATAAAGTTTATTCTGATAGTTTTGCTCTGTGGCAGTTTGGTTCTTTTGATTATATTGATTCTATAAAAAGTTTACAGGATGGTTCAACTTCCAGTTTCGAATTAAAAGTTAATGGACAATTAGTTAGTGTAGAACTTGATAAAAATACAATGAATGCTAATTCAAGTATTGAAAACGTATTTTTAGTGACAGTTAATGGTATAATTCAAGAACCAGAAAAAGCATACACTATATTTGGTGGAAATATCATTAACTTTAAAGAAATACCAATTCCAGAAGATGATATAAGTATCTTATTCTATAAAGGAACTCCAGGTGAGGATTCTTTAATTAATTTAAAAGAAAAAATTCTAATAGAAGAAGGTGATGATGTTCAAATAAAAAGTGGTGGTGGAGTTCCAGAACAGGAAGAAAGAACTGTATATAGTTTAAATACTTCACAAACATTAGAAACTAATCCTTATGTTGGTGTTGGTATAAGAAGTGACATAAGTAGATCTTTAAGTTTAATAAAACAGAAAGAAGACAAAATAATCAATAAAGTTATAGTATCTAAAAAGAGAAGTAGTCTTGAACCAAGAATAGGCCCAGTTGCAAAGGTTATTTCTGATGTTTCTGCATCACAATCAAATAATGAATTTTATGTTGATAATGCAAGTATATTTAATTATGAGGATTTGTCATCACCAAATGGACCTGCATTATCATTACAATTAATTGATTTTGATAATACTAATTTAGTAAAAGCAAAGGCAACTGCTTTAGTATCTGCTGCAGGAACTATAACAGGATTTACAATTAATAATGCTGGTGCAGGATATACTACTGAACCTACTGTAAAATTATTAAGACCACCAGTACCTATTAAAAATACATTCATAGATCCACAAACTGGAATAACAAGTACAGTTGGTATTGGAACTACTGCTACAGCAACGGCATTAATAAATGCTGCTGGAATTGTTACTGCAATTAATTTAATTAATCCTGGTTTTGGATATACAAGCACTGCTGCACCTCAAGTTTTAATTAGTAGTCCTGTTGAACTACCAAATATATCTGAAGAAATTTCAACTTCAACAGGTGGAAGTTTAACAGTTATAGAAAATAAAGGAGATATTACAGGTATTGGAACTACCATATTTGGTGGTAAGTTGGCAATTGAATTTTCAGTTAAACGTCATGGTTCTGCAGGATTTAATGCAAATAGTCCAATAGAAGTTGGAAAACCAATTTATATTTTTGATACACAAGTTGGTTCTGGAGTAACATCCATAAGTAATAGTGGAAATGACTCTCATGTTATTGGTATTGGAACAACTTTTGTAGATAACATTTATGTTGTTGCTGCTGTTGGTAATGGACCTTCCTCTGGAACTGGGATTATTACTTCTTTGGTAAAATCAAACACTGCTGTTAGTAACTTGTCTTTAGCAGGATCTTCCTCACAACCAATTGGTAAATATTCAGTGGGTTTAATAACTGGTTTTACGAGAGGATCGAATCCAATATCAATAGGAGTTACTGGATTGACAGTAGGATTATCCACTGCACTTGGAATATCAACATTCCCAACATTAAGAAGAACTGGTGGTCCAAAAACTTTTGAACAAAGTGGTGCATTGATGCCAGAACCAATTAGTTAAAAAATCTTGTATAAATATCTAAAAAACTAATAATATGCCAGCAGTAGTAACAGATCAGTTTAGAATAACAAATGCAGGTAATTTTGTAGATTCCGTATTAAATGAGAGTAATTCTTATTATGTATTCTTGGGCTTACCAAATCCAAAAGGGAAAACAACTGAAACTCCTATAGCTGGATTTGGAAGAACAGACACATGGGATATAAGTACTCCAGATCCAATAGACAATCAACAATATTTAACTCATTATAGAAATACTTCTTTATTTGGTAAGAAAATTAACTCCTCTAACATTAGAAGAGTGGTAAAAAAACATACTTGGTCAGCAAATACTAAGTATGATATGTATCGACATGATTATAGAGTAGGTGATAACGAAGCACCAAATTCAAATACAGGAAGTTTATATAAAACTAATTATTATGTAATAACATCCGAATTTAAGGTTTATATTTGTTTAGATAATGGAGGGTCAGGTTTACCAACTAGTAATGATGCAAAAGGAAATGGTAGTAAAGATGAACCGACGTTTACTGACTTGGAACCAGCAGCTGCTGGTACTAGTAATGATGGTTACATTTGGAAATACTTATTTACAGTATCACCAAGTGACGTTATAAAATTTGACTCAACTGAATACATCGTATTACCTAATGATTGGTCTACATCTACGGATTCTCAAATTCAATCAGTAAGAGAAGCAGGTAATTCTGATGTCAATGAGAATCAAATTAAGAAAATTTATATTGAAAAGGGTGGAGTTGGTTATAATGGTGGTCTATCTGGAAAGAAAACAAGAAATATTATAGGAGATGGTACAGGTGCTCAAGCTTTGATTACATACACAGACGGTGTAATAACTGATGCTATTGTAACTAAAGGAGGATCTGGGTACACTCATGCAATGGTTGATTTAGAAGAAACAAATTTAGATGACACTATTATTGAGAATAAAGCAAAATTAATACCAATCATACCTCCATCAAAAGGGCATGGTTTTGATATTTACACTGAACTTGGTGCAGATAAAGTTTTAGTTTACTCTCGTTTTGATGATTCAACAAAAGATTTTCCCACTGATACTCGTTTCGGGCAAGTGGGAATACTTAAAAATCCAAATGGATTTGATAATACTGGAATATTAACAACATCACAATTTTCTTCCTTATCAGCAATTAAGTTATCGAGTGGTATTAGTCGTCCTAGCGCAGGATATGGTGATTTAATTGGTAGAACTATAACACAATCAACTAGTGATGGAACTGCAAGAGGAACAATATCATCTTATGATCCAGAAACTTTTGTATTAAAGTATATTCAAGATCGAAGTTTAAATGTGAATCCAACAACTAATGATACTACCGATTATAAAGAAGTTTCTGTGAAAGGAAAAGTTCTTTCCTTCCAATCAACTGGTGATATTGATAATGATTTGTTTAATATATCACCTGATGCTGGTTTCACAGGAATCACCACCACTATTAATAATAAAAATATTAATTTAGGAGTTGATTTTACAAATGGTCTAGCTACTCCTGAAATAAATAAAAAGACTGGTGATGTCATTTACATTGACAATCGAAAAGAAGTCGAAAGAAACATTAGACAAAAAGAAGACGTTAAAATCATTCTGGAATTTTAAGAAAAATGACCCAAAAAATTAATTTAAATGCAAGTCCATATTATGATGATTATGATAGTGAGAAAAATTTTCACAAGGTTTTATACAAACCTGGTTTTCCAGTACAAGCTAGAGAACTAACGTCCCAACAGTCGATATTACAAAATCAAATAGAAAGTTTTGGTGATCATATATTTAAAGATGGATCAGTAGTGATACCTGGTGGAATAGCTTTTGATAATCAATACAATGCAGTTAAATTAAATAACACTAATTTTAATATTGATATTTCTGTTTATATTAAGAGTTACTTGGGTAAAAAAATAATAGGTAGTGAATCAGGAATTGAAGCTATAGTTAAATTTATTGCTCTTCCAGATGCAATAAACGTTAATGATGTCACACTATATGTGACGTATTTGAGTGCTGATAAAAATTCTCAGTTTAACACATTTACTGATGGTGAATCATTAAGTTCAGATGAATCGATAATTTATGGAAATACAACAATTAATGCAAATACTCCCTTTGCCTCATTAATACCTACAGATGCAACCGCAATAGGATCTGCCGCTTTCATTAGTAAAGGAGTGTATTTTATACGAGGATTTTTTGTTAATGTTTCAGATCAGACAATAATATTAGATCATTACAGCAATAATCCTTCATATAGAGTTGGATTAACAATTAATGAACTAGTAGTAAATGCAAAGGAAGATAATACTTTATATGATAATGCTAAAGGATTTACTAATTTTGCAGCACCTGGAGCTGACAGACTTAAAATAGAATTAATTTTATCTAAAAAAGCATTAACTGATAAGAACGATACAGATTTTGTCGAACTTATGAGAATTGATGAAGGAAAGATTAAGGTAATGCAGTCTAAGAGTGATTATAATAAAATTAGAGACTGGGTAGCAGAAAGAACTTATGAAGAGTCTGGAGATTATAGTATAGATGCATTTAAAATGGGAATATTTAATTCCCTTAATAACAATGAAGGTAATAATGGATTATTTTTTAGTGATGACACAACTGATCAGGGAAATAAACCTTCTGATGAGTTGATGTGTTTAAAAATATCTGCAGGTGAGGCATATGTAAGAGGATATAACGTTGAAAAAACAGGAACTACTATCATTGATGTTGATAAACCAAGAGATGTTGGTATTAGAAGTGATGTAGGTATTGGTTATGAGATGGGTAATATTCTAAAATTAAATAATGTTACTAAAGGTAGAGCAATTCAGGGAAGCGTAGTCAGATTGTTTGATAATTTTAATTCTACAGGAACAATCATAGGAAGTGCAAGGGTATACTCATTCAATTTGGAAGATTCGCAATATGTAGATGCATCTACATCATGGGAGTTGAGATTATTTGATGTTCAAACACATACTGATTTAGTTTTAAATGAAGAAATAAGTAGCACAGAATTACCAGCAGAGTCATTTGTTAAGGGAAAAAATAGTGGTGCTAGTGGATTTGCTGTAGGAGCTGGAGGTGGATCAACAATTATTTCATTAAATGAAACTTCAGGAACTTTTATAAGAGGTGAGCAAATACAGATTAATGGAATTGATTTTCCAAGAACAATTGGTGTCACTACTGCGTATCATACACAAAGTATTAAATCTGTAGATGATACTGCTAAATTTAAAGGAGATGCTGTTTGTGAAAAATTTAGACTACCTGAAAATGTAATAAATGTTATTCTATCCAATGGTGGTGCTACGGCCACTGCAGTAAATGGTACTTTTTCTAGACTTAGACCAGGAGCTATTCTTTTATTTGATAGACCAGGTGGAGAAACTACTTTCAATAGAGTCACAACTGTAGATCCTAGCGGTAGAGCAGTGGGATTAGCTACCTGTCAAGACGTTCCTGGATTACGTGAGGGAAGTCTATTTAATACATCTGCTACCACAGTGCAAATGTTTGCTGCTGCACCTATTGTTAGAGGTACAGGAAAATTATATACCGAACTTGATAACTCAAATATCGCATCTGTTAATTTAACAAATTCAAAGATTAAAATTACAGCACAGGAAAATGGCAAAAGTGTTAATGCTGGTGTATTAGATTTAAATAAATTAACTGATTTTGGAGATGTAGATAATGTAATATTTGAGACTTTTGATCAAGAAAGATATTCTGTATTTGATAATTCTAGTGGAACACCAGTGCCACTTTCAAATGATGCATTCCAATATAATAATGGTGGGGATGATATTAAGATTACTAACTTAAATATTAGTAATGCTGATGTTAACGTAACTCTTATTAAAAGTAAAGTAAAATCAAAAGTAAAAGAATATGTAAGAAGTTCAAAATTAACTGTAAATAAATCAAGAAATCCCATATCTGGAAGTGTTGCAGCAGGAAATGGTGGATCTATTTCTGATGGATTAGTATTTGATAAAAGATATGGGTTAAGAGTTCAAGACGAAGAAATTTCTTTAAATTATCCCGATGTAGTTAAATTTTTATCTGTTTATGAATCTACAAATACGTCTGCACCCACATTAGATCAATTACTATTTTCTAGTAGTGCTAACGTATCTTCAAATTCAATTATTGGTGAAAATATTATTGGTGTTGATTCTAGAATAATTGCTAGGATTGTTGATAAACCAGATGGTCTTGGTTCGAACAAATTAGACATAGTATATCTTTCATCAGGTAAATTTTCTGCTGGAGATAAGGTTAAATTTGAAGAATCTAATATTGAAACAACCATTCAATCCATCACTATTGGAAATTATAAAAATATCACTAATTCATTTTCTTTAGATAAAGGACAAAAAGATGAATTTTATGACTATTCAAGAATTGTAAGAAGTAAAAATGTTCCTGAACCACAGGGTCAATTATTAATTGTATTTGATTATTATTCCGTAAGTTCTGATGATGGTGACGTATTTACTGTCAATAGTTATGATGAAGATAGATTTTCTAATGATATTCCATTAATCGGTAGTGATGGTGTAAGAGCTACAGACACATTTGATTTTAGACCTAGAGTTTCTGTATATAATCCATCAATAGATACAGGATCACCATTTAATTTTGCATCAAGAAATCTTGGAGGATCTATTACAAGATTCTTAACTCCAAATGAAACCTCTGTTGCTTCTTATGAACATTACTTGGGAAGAATAGACAAAGTTTATTTAAGTAAATTTGGTGAATTTGTCTATGAAAAGGGAATTTCTTCAATAAATCCAAAACTACCAGTAAAATCTGGTGAATTAATGGATTTGGCAACAATAACATTACCTCCTTATTTGTATAATCCTCAAAATGCATCAATTAATTTAATTGATAATCGAAGATTTACGATGAGAGATATTGGTGATATTGAAGATAGATTAACAAACTTGGAGGAGGTAACCACATTATCTTTATTAGAAGCAAGTGCTCAGACATTACAAATTTTAGATGATGAGGGAAGGAATAGATTTAAAACAGGATTTTTTGTTGATTCATTTAAAAATTATAATTTTATCAATAGAAATGCATCGTCAGTACAAGTAAATCCAAATTCACAAGAGTTAATACCATTTAGAAGTAGAGATACTCTTGCCTCACAATTAACACCTAATTCATCAATCGACATTTCTCAATTAGATTTTAATACTGATTTTGAATTATTTGATTCAAATGTTAAAAAAACTGGAGATGTCGTAACTTTAAATTATGAAGAGGTTGAGTGGATAACACAACCTTATGCAACAAAGACTGGAGATGTTGATGATGTTATGAATGTCAATCCATATGAAATTCCAGTTTTCAGTGCTAATATTGAGCTAGATCCTAGATCTGATGTTTGGACAAGAACAAGACAAATTGAGCCATCAAATATTATACGACAAGAGGGAACAGAAGGAACAACATCTAATGTTACTTTGGATGTTACACTTGGGGATGCTGAAAATCCATTAACAATTGACCGAGGAGTCAGAGCAGTGGCAAATCCTCGAAGAGCAGGAACAACAGCACAAAGAACTATTTTCCAAGGTGAAATTGGTGCTGCAAGAGTTATAAATGAATCTATTGAGATTAGTAACGCTGATACTTTTGTTCGAAATAATCTAGTATCTTCTGGTACTGAAGATTTTATAAGATCTAGAAATATACAATTTGTATCTAATTCTTTTGCAAATCATTTAAGATTATATTTGTATTTTGATGGTCAAAGAATATTTGATATTATACCTAAATTGGTAGAAATAGTTAAAGAAAGAGGTGGAACTGAAATTGGATCAAATGGAACTTTTCAAGCTGGAGAAACAGTAGCAGCATATAATTCAAGTGGTGATCTTATTGGAAAGTTTCAATTATGTCAACCAAATCACAAGTTTGGAGGAATCACTAATCCTAGTGAAGTATATTTAAATAATCCATACACAAAAGATACTGGTTTAATTAGTATCCCTGCATCCTACACTCCTTCAATATCAGTTTTAAATATAGATACTAAATCATTATCTGAGGAAGTAAAGGGTGAATTTTATGGTTATCTCACTCAAGGTGCACAATTAGTTGGAGAATCATCTGGAGCAGAAACATATGTCAAAGATTTAAGACTTATAACTGATGATTTTGGTGATTTAATAGGTTCTTGTTTTCTTCGTGATCCACTTGCTGTTCCCTCACCTGTTGTTAGAATTTCATCTGGTTCGAAACAATTTAAGTTAACATCAAGTCCTACAAATGAAAACGTAGCTCCTGCTGAAAAATTTGGTGTTGTTGCTGCTGAAACAAGATACGATGCTTTTGGAACATTTGAAGAATGGCAAGAAACAGTTACTATCGAAACAAACACCAATACAGTTAATGTTACTGGAGATATTTCAGGAAATGTTGCCCTTGTAGAAACTGTACGATACTATGACCCATTAGCACAAACTTTTGTTGTTGGTGGTAATGTATCTTCACCAAGTGCTGTAGGTGCAAATAAAGATTTAAATGGTGCCTTTATAACTTCAGTAGAGGTTTATTTTGCCTCAGTTGATACTGTTACAAATTCACCAATCACATGTGAAATTAGATCTGTAACTGGTGATGCTAGACCATCTAGAAATTTATTAGGTAGAAGTAAAACATTAAGACCAAAAGGTGTAGATGCAAATGGAAATGAAGTTACTTTAATTGAGTTTGATGCTGAGTCTGCAAGTAAACCAACCAAGTTTACATTCCCAGAACCAATATATTTGGCACCTGGTAATTCATATTCTTTTGTTTTAGTGGCACCTCAAAGTACTGCATACAACGTTTGGACAGGAAGACAAGGGGGAGTTGCAGTTAATGCAAGTAGTATTCAGGAAGCAGATTCTGGAGCATCTTTAATTTATTCCACACAATATGCAGCAGGTGCAATATTCAAATCACAAAATGGTGCTCTTTGGACTGAAGATCAAACACAAGATATAACATTTAAATTATATAAGGCTAAATTTACATCACAATCAGGAGCAGTATACTTTAATAATCCTAGATTAAGTAGTGGTAATGGTTATGTACCTACATTATTGAGCAATCCAATAGAAACCTTCCCTAAAACAGGACAAATTGGAATTACAACCACCACTGATAATACAACTATGAATAAGTTAGTTGCAGGTAGAAAAATAAGTGCTACTTATCCATCTAGCACTGCCGTGATTAGTGGTGTTGGTGCATCGGTTGTTCTTGCAACTCCAGTCGCAGGTTTTGGTGGAACTAACTATACTGCAGGAGGAACATCTGTTGATACTTTTGCTATAACTGGTAAAGGATCTGGATTGAAGGTAACTTTAAATGTTGATTCAGGTGGAGCTATAACTGGAATTGGAACAACAGTGACACCTGGAACTGGATATCAGATCGGAGATATAATTGGTATTGTGACATCTACAGTAAATGGTCAAAGTGGTGAGGGTGCTCGAATTTCTATTGGAGAAACAGGAGGAACTGATACTTTATTCTTGACTAATATACAAGCAGATGAATCAACATATGCTCCTAATTCAGGAATTGCTATTACGTATTTTAATGATGCTGATACAACAACACCTACAGGAACAGTTTCAGGTCAAATTTTATCAAGAACCTTTGATGGTGGTGTAAATGCAGGTAATGTGTTAAAAATCAATCAATTTAATCATGGTATGTATGGATCTGGAAACAAAGTTTCTATTGAAAACATTGAATCTGATATTGAACCAACAGTTTTAAATAGTAATTTATCAAGAACAGAAACAAGTCAAATTAGTGTTGCTTCTACGACTCAATTTTTAAATTTTGAGGGAATACCTGTTAGTGGATCTAACATTGGATATGTTAAAATAGGAAATGAAATTATTGGTTATCAGGGTGTTATTGAAGGAGCATTAACTATTGGTAGTGGAGTCAATAAAGAAAGAGGAGTAGATGGTTCTAATATAACAAGTCACCAATTAAACAGTGTTGTAAGAAAATATGAAGTTAGTGGAGTATCGATAAGGAGAATTGGAGTTACTACAAATGTTTTATCTTCACCAGCACCAGATCTTGATAATTATCATGTTTCTTTTGATAGATCTGCAGCATATGGAAAGGACAGGACTTCATCAGGTGGAGAGGTTTTAAATATTCCTCAATTATCGTTTAATAGTCAATCTCTTGTGGGTGGATCTAACGTAAGAGCATCTCAAAACATCCTGTATAGTGCTTTAGTTCCAAGATACGACTCACTTACCCCTACAGGTGCTGATGGATCTGAGACAAGCATAGATGCATCAATTAGAACAGTTTCAGGAACTAGTGTGAGTGGATTCGAACCATCATTTACTGATCTTGGATTTGAAAATGTACAACTTAATAGAATTAATTCTTTAGAGTCTGTAAGGATTGTGGCATCAAAAGAAAATGAAGATGAATACTTGACAAATTTACCTTCAAGTAAATCATTTACAACTATTCTTAATTTTAATTCCAATGATGAAAATATTTCACCAGTAATAAGAATAAGTAGTGGATCAGAAACTGAATTTATTAATCACAGATTAAATAATCCAATTGGATTGGAAAATTATAGCATTGATAACAGAGTCGATTCAATTATTAATGATCCACACGCAGCTATATACGTATCAAACACTGTTACGTTAAAAAATCCTGCAACCTCATTAAAAATTTTACTGAGTGCTTTTAGACCAGCATCGTCTGATTTTAGAGTTTTATATAGTTTAATAAGACCTGATTCTGGTGGAGTAAGTCAAGCATTTGAACTATTTCCTGGATTTAAAAATCTTACTAAAATTAATCAAGATACATTCTCTGTTGTTGATTCTGCAGAAAATGATGGTAGACCCGATGAAATTGTCACAGAAAGTTTAGCAAACCAATTTAAAGAATATCAGTTTACTGCTGATGATTTACCAGAGTTTATAGGATTTACAATCAAGATAGTGATGTCGGGCACAAACCAAGCTCGTCCACCAAGATTGAAAGATTTGAGAGCAATTGCAATCAAATGATAAAAGTAGAAGGTCATCCAAATTTATACAGAGATCCTAAAACAGGTGCGATTGTTAATTGTGATAATCACGGATACAATCAATACCTAAAATCTTTAGAATCTCGAATGAAGCAAAAAGATGAAATTGAAAATATGAAAAAGGATATTAATGAAATTAAGTCATTACTTAAACTTTTGGTAGAGGGCAACAATAACTGATAAATATAATTAGAAAATATTATTTTAGTTAGATGGCAGCTGTATATGTTTCGAATTTAGTAATTAATGCAGGATCAGATTTTAGTCAAACTTTTAATTTGGTAGAGTCTGACGATTCTGGTCCTTTAGATTTGAGTGGATTTAGTATATCTGCACAATTTCGAAAACATGCTGGAAGTTCATCTAAGCATGATTTTACTGCAAGTGTAATGGATGCTGCACAAGGAGAAGTGATAATTTCACTATCAGCAGCGGCATCTAATGTACCAAAACCAGGTCGATACGTATATGATATTGTGATAACAAATGCAGGGAATGAAAAAACAAGAGTAGTAGAGGGATCAGTCCTCTTAAGAGAAGGAGTCACTCGATAATGCCAATTAAAGTCAGAGTTGGACAAACAGATGCAATAAAAATACTGTCTAGTGCAGGTGGTGGATCAATTTCCGCACAAAATGCAACTAACGTAATAGGTGGTATTGCATCTGTTTCACAATTAAATGTATCTGGAGTATCTACATTTGGTGGTCTTATTGATGCCAATGCCAATATGACTTTGGCTGGTAATTTAACTATTCAGCAATATATTGATTTAGAAGGTAATTTAGATGTAAATGGTCACAGTGAACTTGATGATGTAAATGTATCGGGTGCGATTACTGCTACTACATTCACTGGTAATTTAACAGGAACAGCAACAACTGCCTTAAATTTATCTGGTACACCAGATATTTTTGTTGGTATCGCAACAGCAACATCATTTGTAGGACCTCTAACAGGAATTGCTGATACAGCATTAAGTTTATCTGGAACACCAAATATAACTGTTGGATCTGTAGATGCATCATCTCTTAATGTTAGTGGTCTAACAACTCTATCTGCAAATGGTGGAATTACAACCACTGGTGGTGATTTGTATGTTGGTGGAGACCTTTTTATTAAAGATGATATCGTTCTTGATAACGTAAATGCACAGTCTCTAAATATTCAAGGGATATCTACCTTCCACGAGGATGTAGAATTTAAGAAAAATGTTTCTATTGGTGGAACATTAACTTATGAAGATGTAACCAATGTCGATTCTGTTGGTATTGTCACTGCTGGATTAGGTCTGAGAGTAACTGCTGGAGGAATCATTGTTACTACTGGAATTTCTACACTTAATGACACTACACAATCTTTTTCTACTACAACAGGAGCACTAAAAATAGCAGGTGGTGTAGGTATCGCAAAGAGTGTTTATATTGGTGGATTACTGACTGCTGGACTTATAGATGGAGGTGAATTCTAATGGCAAAACCAAGTTCTAGACAAGAATTAATTGATTACTGTTTTCGCAAATTAGGTGCACCAGTATTAGAAATCAACGTGGATGA